CCCGGTTGATAACGATATCACCGTTGGCATCAGGCAGCACCTGATTGACGGATCTCACGCTGTCCTTGATCTGGACAAAATAGTCTTTCAGCCGGGTCAGAAGATACTTGATCCCTGTTTTACGCAGATTCTCCAACGCCATTATTCACCACTCCCCTCAAATACCTCTGCAAACATTTCGTCAATCTCCGCTGTTGTCAGGTCTGTATCCATCTGCTCATAGATGTCATCCAAAGCCCCTTTGACGGTGATCAGGTTGTCAGGATCATAGGTGATGCCGTCAGCGGTTTTCTGACCGATGCTGTCAATGGCTTCAGCCAGCGTTTGTGCGCCAGCGGCATTCGTGACATTGATATCCGAGCCGTAAAGGGTAACGCTCTTTCCTGCAAAGGATTTGTTATTGACCTTTGCGCCGACAAACACAGCTGCAATGGCATCGCCCGTGGCTTTTGCGTCTGCAGCTTCCCCGGCAATGGACAGCGTTGGGTCAATCGGAGATTGAACCACTTCCGCATCCTCGACCTCGTAGGAAATTTCCTCAACCAGCTCTTCCGGTGTGATTTCGCTCATCGGTTATACCTCCCTCAAAACATCCTGTATGGTAATAGTGCTTTTGCTTCCGGGAATCGTGCGGATGGTATCGCCGTCCTTGACAGAACCATCGCCGTTTTTATCCCACGAAACTGTAATCACATCCCCGGAAACGGGAGTCCCGGTGACGGTGATGCCGTAAAGAGTCGGATTCTCGCTCCATGCTGTGGTGTATTCCAGCACGGCGGTTCCGGTATCATCCGTGACATACGCAATGCAGGCTTCGTCATTGATTTCAGCCGTGATCGGTGTGGCACCGCCAGAACGCTCGGCAGGAATGACGATCATATATACTTTCCCGTTTCGGATGGGGTTCAGCGCAACCCGGATCTCCGTATTGTATGCGCCCGGACTCCATGTGTCCGTATCGCTGTTGTGGAACGCAATCAGGAACCGCCCATTTCCTGCGCCCTCATCGTCATCCAGAGCGTATTCACGGCTGATCTTGACCGTGCTGCCCTGTTTGACGGTGTACAGGGCAACATCCCCGGCAGCAAACGGTTCGCCGCTGGATCGTGTCAGCGTGACCCAGTAGGCACCCGTATCGCCTTTGTGCATGGTTATTGCGCTCGTGTTTCTGTCGATTGTGAAGGACATTCGCCGCTCACCCCTTCCGCTTTTTCTGCTTCGTCATATGCCCTGATGCAGGATTCAATCTGCGCCACCGCCTGCGCCAGCGGTCTTGCGATCTCTTCTGCATAGGATATCGGAACCCTGATTCCGTTGATCAGTTCTGCCGTGCGTTTCAGCATTTCCCTGACCGTGATCTGTTCTTCCATGTTTTCCCTCCTGTTATGCAATCTTGATATAATAGGCATTGCTGCCGATATTAAACGTTACATAATTGCCAGTTTTAGCCGATACATCCCCAGCACTTGTCCCCGTAATACCAGTTGATTTTCTGTTTACGCTTGACGGCTGCGTTGCCTGTCCTTCCTTGTATTTATTATGAGTCAACGCAGCAACAATTGTGCCGCTTGTTCCGTCAAGACGAATGTAAGCCGTGTTATCGCCTGATGTCAGATAGAACGTATGTTCATACTTTACATTGGCAGCCGTGCCGCTGTTATTCACCCTGTTTGTTGTTGTGACGGTCAGCTTATTGCTTGACCCACCATTATACGGGATGGCATTTGACCAACTGGACGAGATATTTACGTTATAAGAGCCAGCATTGAACTTGTTATGAGTCAAAGCAGCAATTATTGTTCCACTTTCGCCGTCAAGCCGTGCATAAGCTGTGTTATTGCCTGATGTAACGTAAATATCATGATTAAAGGACAGGTTTGCGGCTGTGCCGCTTTCCGTAACCCGGTTGACTGTTGATACCTTCAGATTGACATACGCTTGAGAGTTCTGCGGCACAGAAGGTGTCCAAACCGTTGAAAGCGTTACGTTATAAGATCCAGCATTATACCTGTTATGGTTCACGGCAGCAAGGATTGTTCCGTTTGTCGCATCCAACCGTGCATAAGCGGTGTTGTTGCCTGATGTAACGTAAATATCATGGTTAAAAGAAAGATTTGCCGCAGAACCGCTTTCGGTGACCCGGTTTGTTGTCCTTACTGTTAGATTGTTATGATCCGAATCAATCTGCGGTATGGCTGTTCCCCATTCCGTGACCAAGTTTACGTTGTAAGAACCAGCATTGTATCTGTTGTGCGTGTTTGCCGCAATAATGGCACCGTTTTCCCCGGAAAGCCGTGCGTATGCGGTGTTGTTGCCAGATGTGACATAAATATCATATTCCCTCGTCAGGTTTTCTGATGAACCTCTCGTGTTCACTCTTCCTGTTGTTTTGACGGTGATTTTGTTATGAATATCTCCATCATACGGAAGAGAATTGCTCCACCATGATGAAAGGTTGACATTGGCAGACCCGGCATTATATCTGGCTGTCGCATCAACAGAATACTGCTTCCCTGTGTTTGTATAGCTTGATCCGTTATTGCTGGAATACTGGATATTACCCTTGTATATGTTTCCAGACCAGCTGCCATCTGCCGCTTTGATCAGGATTTTTTTCGATTGCTCCTGTGGCTTTGCCGTTACCGTGATCGTCCCGTTTGATGCGGTAACCGTCCAGCTGGTAACGGCTCGGCTAAAATTTCCAACGGTCACCCACCCTGTATCATTCGTGGATTTTTTCTGAAGTGTGTATTTGTTGTTTGTCGGACCCGTGATTTGCAGGGCATAAATACCGTTTTTCGCCGTGTCCGTGGCTTCATTGATGCCGCTCTTGGTTTTCTTGCTGCTGCTGCCCCCGGCAGAGCTTCCTGATCCGCTGGAATCCAGATTGTGCAGGAATGTGACCACGGTATCCTCATCATCACCCATGTTGATTGTGTAGTGGTCAGGATCAGCCAGCAAGGCACTCCAAGTCACGGTGCTGATGTTCCGTTCAACCGTGATGCCGTAATCAGGCAGAGCCAGCCGAAGCATTTTGCCGAGCGTGAACTGATCCAGCGGCGCACCCGTGATCCGGGAAAGCTCGATTGCAGAGATTTCAACGCTGACCTTCGGCTTGTTATGCTCCCGGAGGTATGTCTGCCATGTGGTTTTGATCTCAGCATCCGTCATATCGGACGAAGTGCTGACCGTGCGCTCCACCAGACCGTAATCCTCAACGGCTTCAATATCGTCCTTATAATTCCAAGTGCTGGTGGTTTTCCCTCCGCTGGTGGTGTATGTCTGATACCAGACCCGTGTACACAGATCCGAATCATCGTAGCTGATCCGGGCTGAAGTGACATTCCGGGAAAGCCGCCCCTCCGCTTTGACGGCGGTGGGTTTCTTCTCAAAGTTGATGACCCATGTCTGTCTGTTGTAGAAGTCAAATGTCATCATGATATCAGGCTTCTGCTCCAAGATGCCGAGAATGGCATCCAGAACGTTGTCATACTCGACTTCAACAGCCACCTTGTTCGTGTTGTCATCCAGCACGGAAACATCGCCCAATGCCCACAGCCTGCCGCCGTATCCTCCGCTGGTTGCGCTGTTCCGTTTGAAGATCTTCTTCACCGCTTCGGCGGCATTCATCATCTCATCGATCTTCCCTTTATACAGGTAATCACCGACCTCGGATACCATGTGTTCCAGCTCACAGGTGGTGCTGGTGTTTCCATAGCTGGATTGCGGATTCCTGACCCGGAAAAAGCCTGCCGAGCCGTATGGTGTGAATATTTCCACATACGATCTGGGTGGCAGGAAATCGCCCTGTTGCAAGGTCATGGAAGCGGTGGAAAGGGGCGTGAGGTTCAGCGTGAGCGAAAGGTTCACCGGGTACAGGATGCGCTCAAAACGCCCCTCCACATAGAGCTTGGGATTCTGGATCATAACCACAACCCCCTCGTTCTGAATGTCACTTCAGCATTGCCGCTGCTCTGGAACTTGAATGTACAGGTCTTTCCGCACGGCACCAGCAATGAATCATAGGAATCCTTGTGCAGACAATCAAGCACCGACCTGTTGCCAACCACGGCATTCAGATACCGCCCGTTGATATAGCTGATACTCAAGGTCTGCCCGTTTGCCATGCCAAGCCCGGTGAAGTGCAGCTGCCGAGCGATCTGTGCGTTTGCCATCTGGGCATAGGTCACGCCGCCAACCGGGATTGAAGCCGAATTGTTGATCACATTGCCGCCGCCCTCATAAGCCATGAAGGTTACGTTGTTCACGGCTGCAAGGGCTTTTAGGCTGATGTTCACAATAGCGTTCCCGGCATTGCCGCTGACCGCCATTGAACCGGAGGTATTGGTTCCTTTCAGCGTTTTGACATTCTCCGTGCTGCTCTGCCAGAAAGGAACGGTGTCCGTTGCAAACACAAGGGTCAGGGGATCTGTCCAGTTCCGTGCGCTGGCGATGTTTGCGAACGTTTCACAGCGCACATTGAGGAACTGCCCGGAACGGTCATTGACAACCAGATTGCCGCCGTTCGCCGCCCATGCGTTGATATCCTGACAAGCCTTGTTCCGCTTTGCGATATCGTAGATATGCAGTTCAAAGCTGATGGTCACCGTGCGCTTTTTGTAGTAAATGCGGCTGACCTCGTAGCCGTCCAGCGCACCGAGGATCGTTTCCGTTGTTTCGATCTCCGGTGTGGAATGTGCAATGTCCAGAATCAGCAGACCATTTGATATATCCGTGCTGATTGCGGTCATCGCCTTGCCGCCGAGGGATACTGAATATCTGCTGATCATGTTGTAAACCTCTTCGCCTTAACGGCATTGATGTTGTAGCGGTTGACGGTATCCGTCACCGCCTGTCCGTCAATGTAGGAATTGACCGTTGCGTTCTCCATCCCGGATTGGATAGCCGAAATGATGCGGTTTTCAAGCTGTGTATAATCAATGTCATTGCTGCTGCTCTGCCGTGCTTCCGTTGCCGTGAGGACTTTTTCTCCACGGTGGAGCAATGCCGGGAAATTATCGTATGGAATATAGCTGTCACCGATTGCCCGTGATGCGCCTGTCACCGCTGAAGGAACGTAGATCGATGTGGTTGGCATGGTCTTCAGCTCTTCCTTCAGCACTCGGATGGATTCCGTCAGTTCGTCTGTTTCGGAAGTGGTGATGCCCAGCTTCCTTGCGAGGGCTTCAGCGTACTGGTTATAGGATTCCGTTGCGGCATCGGCTTCAGCGGTCATCTTGGCGGCTTCTTCCCGGAGTGCATCCGCTTCGCTCTGAAGCGCATACCATTCGTCTATGGCTTCCGCTCCAAGCTCACTCGTGTCATAGCCGTTTTCCTTCAGCCATGCAAGCATATCGTTTGCGTTTTCTGCCGTCACGGTGTCGGTTCCAAACTTCGCACGGAGGACAGAGCTTAATACGCTGTTTTCCTCAAGAGCCGCATTGATCTGTTCGATTGCAGTTTTCCGCTTGCCAGCCGCTTCAGTTTCTTTGACTTCTGCTTCAATCTCTTTATCCAATGCGGCGGCATACTGCTCGGCAATCGCCTTTTTCTTCTCCGCAAGGTTTTCGTCAAGGATGCGTTTTTCTTCCAGCTTTGTCCACTCGGCAATATTGTCCTTGATTGCCTTTGTGTTGTTCATGATGACATTCTTGTCTTCATTGATGACCGTATCCAGTTGGGGGAACAGTTCAATCAGTTCTGCCGCAAGCGCATCCCAAGTCTTTTTCCCGTTATCGTCCAGAGTCCAGTAATCGCCCATGCTGGCAAGTTTATCGATCAGGGAATCAGCCTGCGCTTCACTCTGCTCCATCGTGACGATTGCGCCTGTTCCTTCCTCATCAATCTTGCCCAGCGTATCCGCAAGGGATTTGTCACCCGTGCGCCAGTTGAACATGGCAACAATCTTTGCCAGCCCGTTCGTGGCTTCTGTGATGATCGGAAGGATATCCGCAACAAAGGATTCCTTCAAACCGTTCAGCGCACCCTCAAGCCGGGATGTTGCATCCATATAGGCGGCAGCATTGGCAACTTCCTCATCTGTCATGATCATGCCAAGGTCTTCCGCTTCCTTCTTGGCATCCTGTATCTGTGCAGATGTCTGATTGAACAGCGCATTCAACCCCGTTGCACCTTTGCCGAAGAGGGCTTCAGCAATCGCTCCACGGTCTGATCCGCTATAGTCCGCAAGCGCAGACATTGTTTCATTCAGCAGACTGTCGAGGTTTTCACCTTTTTCGATCTTCTTAAAGGCTTCATCAGCATCGATACCAAGTGCCTTGAAAGATTCCTTCAGCTTATTTGTTGCTTCCTCATCGCCCACGCTCTGCTGCCATGTACGGAGTCCACGGTTCAGATCCGTGATGCTTGCGCCGCTTAAACCGAGCGCATATGACCATTCCTGATAGGCTTTCGCAGAAATGCCCATCTTCTGGCTCTGCTTGTCAATTTCATCACCGTGGTTCTTGGCAAGCTCAATGCCTTCCTTCAGAGAGGAAACGATGCCACCGACAGCCGCCACGATGCCCGTTGCCATCAGAGCAGAACCGATTCCTTCAAAGATGCTTTTCATGGAACCGCTTAAACGTTCACCCTCGGATTCCACATTCGCAACTTCGGTGTCAAAGTCAGTATGATCAAGCCCTAAAGACGGACTTTCCGGGTCTTCAACCACCGTATCTTCGACCGTTTCAACTTCTGTATCAAACGGTGTGGTGTCCAAGCCGACTTCCGGGTCAGCTGGATCTTCAATATCCTCGCTTTCGGCTTCCTCAACCTTGGTATCAAACTCCGTCTTATCCAGACCGAGGTTCGGATCGTCCGGGTTGTCAACGGTGGTGTTATTGACTTCTGCTATTTTTGTATCAAAAGTGGTTGTATCCAGCCCCAATTCCGGTTCGGATACGCTGATGCCCTTTGCTTCCTTTTCGGCGGCAGATATGCCCTTGTCAAACTCGCTTTTGTCAAGCGTGAGCTTTGCCAACAGGGAAAACAGTTCCATTTATTCGCCCCCCAAGCGTTTGAGCAGACCATCCACAATCTGCTTTGCGCTTCGTGTATCTGTGCGCTGCTGGTTGTTGTACACATCAGACGGCTGGCGAAGGTTCCGATAGTCCTTTTTCGCAATCAGCCATACAAGGTCAGCGCAGTAAAGCTCCATCATCTTGCGCTCATGCATTGCCGCAAGGTATGTTGTTCGTCCAGCCCAGCCCATCAGCGGCTGTTCAACCAGCGAGATTACGGTTTCACGCCAACTGAAAGACCGAGCTGCATAAAAAAAGGTTTCAATTGCTCATTGAACGCTTTCAGCGCATCCGCAAGGAGTTCCGTGCCGTTCATCTTCAGCATTTTGCTGACCGTGGTTCCCTCAATCTCTGCCAGAATCGCCAGCGTGTCCTTCAGATGCCTTTCCCCCAGAAGCAACGGCACAAGGTCTGTATAGATCTGCAAGACATCCGTCATGCCCGTTTTTAAGCCCTTCCGGGTGGCTTCCTTGAACGCTTGGTCAAACTCTTCATCATCCATCAGCCGCCGCAAGGGAGCGGCTATATTGACAAGCGCAGCCGCCATTTCGGCACCCGTCTTGTCCAGAAGTTTCGATGCCATGCTTTTTCCTCCTTAAAAAGCAAGGGGAAGGGGAATATCCCCCTCCCCTTATAGGCTGTTATCAGGTTGCCGGGGTGAAGTACACAATTTCAAACGGGGCGGTGTCATAGTCATTGACTCCTGCCTGTTTGGCATGGAACTCCACCGGGATCGTACCTTCACCTTTGTCAGAGAAGGTCAGGCTGATATCGGCTTCATTGATCGTGTTCTTCAGACAGATCAGAACCAGCTTCCCATCAGACAGATCGCCAATCCAGCATACATTGGTCAGGTAGTCCGTGGTGGCAATCGCCGTGTTGAGCTTCAGAGTCTGCTTCGGAGAAGATCCGGTTGCGGTGTATGCGCTGAAAGCGGTCTTGAAGGCATCCAGCGTGATTTCAACCAGCGTGGTGGACAGCTGGGCATCAACGGAATCCACGAAGGTGTCACCCTTGAAGCCGTACCGCCGACCGTCCACATCAGGCTGACGAAGCTCACGGGTTACGGTAAAGGAACCGCCGCCACGGGTAGCCCCCAGCAGTTTGGCACCTGTGCCGAGTGCGCTGGAAGTGCCAGCCACAAGATTCTCAATCGCCGTCTTCAGAGCCGTTGCATTCGCAATGCTGGAATAGTCAGCGTTGGCGATGAAGATGCCAGCGTTCAGCTGAAGGTTCTGGAATGTTGCCGCTCTTAACGGGGTAGTATGTCCGGGTGCAGCCATTAGTTATCTCCTTCCTCCGGGCTTTCGCTCGGTGTTTGAGTTTCCGAGCTGCCCGTCTGTGGCTGGCTCGGTGTTTCCGGGTAATAACCCGGCATCTGGTATACGTTGATGGACAGGTTGATATAGAATGATCTGTAATCGTCCTGTGTCATCAGCTGGACAAGCGGTGTTTCTGGGTAAATGACCAGATAGCCGCTTTCGGTATTGATAATGATGCCAGTTCCAACTTCCTTGATGATCTGATCCGCTTTCTCTACTAAAGCAGCATTGCTTGTGGTTCTGTACCAGCCTTGAATGTAGAAGGTGGCTTTCTGATCCCACTCTGGTTCAACAAGCGGATAGACCAAGTAGGGAGCGGAAACATCCTTTGGAACGGTCTGCGTTGTGTAGGCTGGAAGTCCGAAACTTCCCACAAACTCCTTCAACGCTTTTGCGGTTGCTTTCATGACGGAAGCACCCACCTTTCAGCGGTCACCTTGGCGATCCTGACGGTGCTTGCCGGGTGTGCAATTGAATCATCCGTGCGGCTTGTCACCCGGAAGACGGCGTTATCCCGTGTCCGTTTAAAGACATCGTGATAATCAAGGGAGAAGGTATCCTCCACCACAACCGTGAACGCTTCGGACAAACCCTCTTTTTCGGCTATCTGCTGTTCCGTGCTGCTGTTCTTCGCAATCGCTGCATTGAACTTCGCACCCGGTTCCCATGCATCCGTGTAGCCGCCGAAATCGTCATCCGTCCTGACATGGTTGAGGATTCGGCATTCTTCCATCATCTGTGTGAGCAGACTCAATCGAACGCCACCTTCCTCCACCGCTTCAGCTTATCGGCATACACATCCTGCCATGATACCGTGCCACCAGCACCTGTGCCGCCTGTGGCTCTGGTATAACTGTACACGCCCAGAACGCTTTCGTTTGCATACGGGGAAGTGATGATATCACCGTGCTTGACCACCCACGCACTAATCTCCGAGGACAGCGCAATCACGGCAGGAGGAACCGCAAGAGCGCATATCGTGCCTGCCCACGTTTCGTCCTTCAGCCCCACCGCCTGTGAGTCATCATCGTTCTTTATCCCGGTATCGTGGTATGTGTACATTCCATCGTTCAAGGCAGACCCTTGGATCAGGAAACGCTGACCGTCCAAAAGCGGAAGGGAGATCATGCCGCTCTGGATTTCAAACCGCCCTTCATACCGATCCCGGATGAAGTAATTGCAGATGTTCTCGCAGATCTGGTTCAGCATGGATCTCCCTCCCTCTTACTTTTTCTTGGGTTCTTCTACCTCATCGGCTTCCTCGACCCGGATCATCCCGGCAGCTTCGATCTCTGCCAGCCGTTTGCCCGGAATCTCCCGTCCGTCATGCGGAAAGGGATCTCCCGTCCGGTATTCGTGTCCGTCCGTCAGGTCAACCCAAGTGATGATGCTGGTTGCTTTCACTTGCCATCACCCTTCTTTGCCGAGGACTTCTTGGGCTGTTCCTGCTCGTTCTTACGCTGTTCGGCAACGCCGTTCGCTACGATAACGCTCATTTTCAGCCCTCCTTCGGTGCATAGGTGATATCAGCCAAACTCCAGAACTGCTGGAGCTTGTGACCGTTGGCATCCGTCTGGATAGCCGTGATCCTCTGGGTCTTGTCGGTAACCTTAAACACAGCATCCTGATCGCTGTCCAGATGTACCAGACCAGCACCTTCCGTGGGAGTAATGCCCACTTCGGCATCTTCATAGGTCAGACCAGAACTGTAGTTGCTGAAACCGACAGCGATGAAGTATCCCTCGCCCCAATCCTGCACAAGTGCCTTGGTGGGATCATCGTAATACTTCAAAGTACCCGTGATTTTTCCCCCGGACACGGACAGGCTACTCTGAATATCAGAAACCGCCGTGCCCCAATAGCTTCCCGACACTTTGGGGGTAAGAGTCAGGGGAGTCAGTCCGATGAGCTGATGGTGCCCTTAATCACACCAGCAGCATATTCAACGAAGAAATCAATACCGCACATCACCAGAGTTTCAAGCTGTGCCCTCTGCTCGGTGGGGATGTCCGTCTTGATGCCAACCATGCCCAGATCGTCAACGGTCAGGCCGAACTTGCCAGCAACATCACCGTTCATGGTCAGGTAATACAGGATGATGTTTTCCTTGGCGGTGGCAATGAACGTTCCCTGAGTGATCTGGCTGGACAGGATCACAGTTCCCAGACCAAGGAAGTTCTCAATGTAGTTCATGCCGAAAGCGGTCTGGACAGTCACGCTGGCAGAGCCGAGATAATCGCCGACATCCAGCGGATTGAGGAAATACACGGCAGAAGCGGTGTCATCCTCAAACTTGATCTGCAGCTGGCTCCAAGCGGCAGCCAGAGCAGCCTGCAGGCCCACACCGCTCACGGAGGTGGAACTGGTAATGGTGCCGTTCAGCAGGCTGAAGAATCCATCACGAACGGTCTTCTGCACATCCTTCAGCAGAGCCGCATCAGTAGCGGCAACGGCTTCATCATAACCAGACTTGATGATCGCTTCGGCGGTGGTGGCTTTGCGGTATTTCTTCAGAGCCATTTCGCCCACAGCGGTCTTGTTGCGCTGATACTGGGAAAGCGGAATCACATCACCCTCGGTAACAGTTCCGCTCTGGAGAGTGCCAGAGGTGGTATACAGGTAAAGCGTGGTGCCTTCCTGCATGGGGATTTTCCGGGTAACGCCCAGAACTTCAATCAGTTTAGCCAGAGAATTATGCGTGAACTGCGCCACAAAGTCCACTTCACGAACCTTGCTCATCTGGCTGGTAGTAATTACACGGGTTTCAGCAGCCATTTGTTTTTACTCCTTCCCGTTCGGATTAGAATCCGAACAATTCGTGATTTTCAGCAATCGCCTTTTGCCGCTCGGCTTTGTCCTTGATGGCGAAGATTTCATCCTTCGTCTTTGTTGCCTTGCCCGTCTGCGGCGGCTTTTCCACGGTTGCGCCCCTTTCGGTCACCGTGGTCTTGAACTCGCTCCACTCTGAATTGATGGCTTTGCGGAGTTCATCGGCATTGTTGAGATTGCCGTCCTTGTCCAGCTTCATCTTCGACAGATCCGTCACCTTGAGGATCGCATCCAGCCGTTTTTCGCTGATGCCCTCATCAGCAAGCAGTTTCCGATATGCCGCCTTTACTTTGGCAGATTCGGCATCCTGTGCGGTCTGTTTCTTGAAGTTCTCAAAGGCTTCATGTTCCTCTTCAAACTTCTTTTTGTAGTCCTCGCCGCCGTTGATGCTGTCCAACTGCTTCTGGAGATCGGCGGCTTTGTCTGCTTCGGCTTTCCAATGATCCCGGTCATCCTTGATCCCGTCTGTGACGGCGATGTGTCCGTCCATGATCTGCTGTTCCTTTTCCTCTGCGGAAAGGTCATCGTTTCGGATGATCCCGGCAAGCCATTTCCTGCCAAATGATGCTGGGGTTGCCATCAATATTCCCTCCCATTACTTCGGTGCATTGCTTCGCACTACGGAGTTTATTGTTGAGCGGTGCTTTGCTCTGTGTTTAATTGTGAATGACGGCATAAAAAAGCGCATCCGCATTTGTGTTAAAAGCGGATGCGATCATAACAGTTTTGTTATTTTAGATCCCGGAAGCACTTGCGGAGGATCTGCTCTATCTCCCTCTGGTTGTTTTCCATCGCTGGACGGAGGAACGGTCTGGCTTCAAGATTGATGTTCGGTGCGCCGAGTTCCTGATACGGGGCATACTCGACATTCGTGCCGACATAGACCGTCACCTCATCTGCTCCGTCCCTCGGTGCCGTCCCTGTGTATGCGCCCGTCTTCCCTTCGATGCGCTTCCCGGTCTTGTCTGTGCCGTTGCTGGCATATTCCGTGATGTTGGGCGATTCGCCGCCGAGCGCATATGTGATGGAGTTGCGGAGCAGACCCGTGTCAACTGGGCAGGCTTCCTTGGCATGACCTTCAACTGTACCGCCGATCATGGTTGCGGCTTTCTTCATCGCCTGCTCCGTTGCCTTCTCAACCTTTATTCGGTTGCTGACAACCTCAATGTTTCCCACGCTGTTTCCATTCCTTCCATTCCTTGTAAGTCATGTCTTCGACCATGTAGGACTTGCGCTTCCCTTCTTCGTATTCTTCGTCTTCTTCGTCATAGTATGCCCGTCTGGATGAATGCCGCTCAATGCCCTCATAGACTTGGATCATCGTGCAGCGGCAATTGTACACCAGTTCCGGTTCTGCGTTCGGATCTCCCGGATACATGATCTCCATCCCTTCGACCTCAAACGGCTCATCAACCGGGACTTCCTGCCCGTCCAGCTCCTGATGCGTGTCACGGGTGCGGTCATCCAGCGTTGCTACCCACTTTTTCTTGACCTCGATGCCCATGTCCTCGGCATCTTCCATCTGCTTCTGCCGTCCAGCGTTCTGCGCCCCGGTCATCGCCGTCCGGGTGAATGTCCGCATCTTGTTCTCATTCTGCGTGACAAGGCTTTCAACCATCCTTCCTGTGATGTCTTCGATGCCCTCGCCTTGCAGGATGCCTTGTGTGATGCAGTTTTCGACCTTCTTGCGGTTCCACTTGTAATCCTTCGGTTCGTCAATCTTCCATTCCGGGAGCATCTTGGGCTTCTTCTTCACCAGCTTCGCAACGCTTTCCGAGTTGAAGATATTGAAGCTGACAACACCCTTCGCCTGTTTCTCAAGCAAGTACGCTTCATAGTTGTAATTCTCGGCAAATACGTTGAACTTGCCCTTGCGGACGATATCGGCAGCGGTCTTGTTGGCATCGCCCATGATCTTTGCTGCTTGGTCTATTTTCGCATCCCATTGCTTGCCGATGAAGACCTGACCACGCATCCAAGAATGGTACTGCGCCTGTGTGATCTCGCCGTTCTTCAGCTTGTCGAACATTTCCTTGCCTTTTTCGGCGTGGCGTTGCTGGAAATCGGCAAACTTCTCCTGCAACTCCTTGAGGGCTTTCCTGTATATCCTGCGGATCTGCTTTGTGGTGTTGTCTATCGCCCTGTCCGCTACCTTTGCGCCGTAATCAGGCATTCATCACACCTCTTCCGGTGATTCTTCCTCTTCCGGGGCTTCTTCGTCTGGCTCAAAAGCTCCCTGATCGTCCGAGACCTTCCGGGCAAGGATGCCGTCCACTTCATCCGGGGTGATGAAAGGCAGCTTGCGGATGATCGTTTCATCGTCCAGATAGTTTGCCGCCATCATGACCATCTGGGTCTGCTCCATGCGGTTGCTGATCCTGTTGCGCTGGAAGATCGGAACATCGTCCACGCCGATGATGTTGAGGATGCCACGCACCGCCTTTATGGTCTGGTACTCAAAATCGTCTGCTTCCTCATCCATCGGCTGATAGGCTGCATCCACATGGTCATTTGTAGCCCCGGCTGCAATGGTATGCACATCAAGACCGCCGTAATCCTCATAGATCTGCGCCCGGAGGGAATCGATCAGGGCGGTTCTCGCCGCTGTCGGCACTTCCTGCTGGTATTGGCTGATGTTCGTGTTGTCCGTGTCCATGACGGCGATGTGCTGGAACTTCAGCCGATCCCGGAACTGTGCAAGATCATCATCATTCATGCCGAGGGCATTGCCGATGATCCAATAGATTTGAGCGCAATCCTCCAGATCGTTCGCAAAGCCGCTTTTCACAAGGTCATAGGCATCAATCTTGGAGCGCATCCCAACCAGATCGCTCTGCCTGTGCTGGCTTCCCCAATACGGCACAATGGGAATGGCAGAATAGTTGCTTTCGCCCACAATCTCATCCGGGTCAACCGCATTGTGTGCAACCTGCTGCTTGTACGCCCTCTTCGGCTCAAGCTCGACAAGATCCAGCCCCTTGGACTTCGGACGGGTTCTATACTTCGTGTATCCGTCATCTTCGTAAAGCACCACCGTAACGGGCTTCTGACCCCAATCAAGGCTCCAGAACCGGATGCCAGCCATCAGGGAGCCGTCATTCTCATCAAACAACGGGCAGAACTCCGTGGACTTGAACAGATCGCAATGGTCAAGGTTCCAGAACAGGAAGCTCACCCGGTGCAGCCGTGCGAACCGTCCAGCCGTATATAACACGGTGTCAAAGTCCTTGCCCAGCTTTTCCTTCGTGCTGTCATGAACCGTCCATTGCCCGTTCTGGTAGACCTTCTCCGCATTGGCAAAGCTGATGCCGTTGCCGAGGGAGTATGCCACCCTTTGCGTGGTCAGCCTGTGCAGGAAGTTGCTGGCAACCCGGTTGTTTGCCGAGGTGGTATCCATGATTTTCTGCCCGTTGCCGTTGTAAAGCCACCGGGTGAACTCCATGATGGTTGTGTTCCGTTCGGCTTCATACTCATCCGCATCAATCGCAATCCTATATTCCGGTGAAGCCCGGTATTCATTGATTGCCGCCGTGATGAAGTCCAGCTCCTGCCCCTTCTCTTTGTACTCAATGAAATCCTGATACGTTTTCAATCTGTTCCACCGCCTTTTTCAGCATTTCTATCTCAAGGGCGAGGATCTTGTCTTTGACCCTTTCCCTGTCAATCTGTTCCGTGACCCTTTCTTCCAGCTCCTGCTCCGTCATCATGATCACTCCTTAAATTCCGAGAATCGGCACATACTTCTTCGGTACTGGCTGACCCGGCACTCTATAGATCGGCTCTGTACCGTATCTCACAGCATCGATGTGATGATTATCCCTGTCAGGATAGCCACTGATGATCTCGCCGTCCTTCGTGCGCTCATACTCATACTTGGTAAACTCCCGTGCCGTGTCCGGGCATCGCCGGGGATCGATCACAATCTTGTTCAGCTGCTGAAGCCACTTCATCGAGTATTCCACCGACCCGGCTCCCTTCTGCGCCCCTACGCAGGAAAGACCGAACTTGTTATAGTCCGCTATGCTCTTCGGTTCAGCACTATCAGCCGTGATCCTGTCTTCCCGTGTCAGCCCCTTTGCAAGCAGTTTCTCCGCTGTTTCCTTGTTGCCCATCTTGTGCGCCGTCATCTCATCGAAGATGTATAGCACCCGTTGCGCCGCATCGTACTGCATCCGGTTGAATGCGAACGGATCAGGGTAATAGCCCCAATCCAGCCCGTTCCTGATCCTGTCGAAATGTTCCAGCTCTTCGTCTGGGATCTCCCGGATTTCAAGGTTCTCAAAAACCTCACCGCCAGATCCTACCGCTTCACCAAGATACTCATGGCGATATTCCCGTTCGTTCGTTTCCCTCACATACTCCGCTTCTGCGAGGAACTGCTCTCCAAGCCACTCTGCCGGGGCTTCAAGGTAGGTGCTTTTGTGGCACAGGCGGTCTGCACGGATCTCTTGGCTGTCAAGGTTCGCCCAATTGTCACGGGTAATCGGTGGATTGTAGGTTTCAAAATTCCAGTATGTATCACCGCCACGCATCGTGCTTTGGAGGATCGTCCTGATTTCCTTCCGTCCTGCAAACTGGTCTTTTTCCTCAAAGTGGGTGATTCCGATATAGCCGAACGGTGCTTTGATGGATTTCAGCTTCATCGGATCGTCCGTCCCTCGGAACATGATCTTTTGTCCTGTCGGTTTATAAATCAGTTCCATTGGTGAAATCTGGCTCTTCCAATGGTCTGCCATGCCGAGCTTATCGATTGCCCAGATGTACTGCGTAAACAGGCTGTCACGGATCGTGTTGCCAATCTTACGGAACGCACAGGCATGAACGCCCGGATGCTGGACAATCAGCAGAGGAACGATCACCGATACAAAAGAGGATTTCAGCGATCCTCTGCCCCCGGAGAGGTCATAATGCGTGTGCCTGTGTTCCATGATGTCACGGACAATGGGGCAGAATGCCGCTCCGATGATCTCGGACAAACGCACATCAGACATCGATCACAATCCTCACGGGTTCTGCATTGACCTGTACATCCTGCTTTTCTCTCCACTTATCCGGGCGGCGGTTCTTCAGCCAGAATATCTGTGCTGTCACATCAGGGAGTGCTGTCTTTGTCACCGTCTTTGTGTGGACGATCTCCCGGAGTATGGGATTGCCGTCCTCATCCGTCATGCTTGTTGGTATTTGCTCCACATCCGTTGTTGTTTCCTCATAGGTGAACCCCATTGCCCTCTTAAGCAGAGCGTTTTCAACTTCCTGATCAACGGGAGCCTTTCCCTCTTTTAGGGAGTGCGATATAGCAGGAAACCGCTTCACCCAATCGTAAAGCGTTGTCTTGGTGATCCCCATGTTATGGGCAATCTGTTCATCCGTCAGACCGTCCCTCGCCCAGCCAAGAATGCGAAGCAATCCGTCATCGGTCAGCCATTGAGCGAACTTCCCCTTGCATCCGATAACGCATACCTCCTTTCTACGGCATATCCTCCATCTTCACTATCTGCAACTCATACCCAAGTGGTTTCAGCAACATGATCATTGTGGACAGCTTGCAATTCCCCCGGTTGTATGTCCTGCTCACCGCCATCCCCACATCGTCCAGCCCTGATAACCTTGACCATTCAGCCTGCGAGATGTTCCGTTGCTGCCTGATTTCGTCAGCCTGCACGATCAGTTCCCGTGCTGTCCTTGCTGTCATTGTTTCACCGCCTTTCTTTCCTGTCATCATCGAAACTGTTAAAAGTTCGGATGGCTGCTCTCTGTCAGACCTTAATCCGAACGATTACCGACCTATTTGTTTTGCAAGCTCCACCGTGGTCAGCTCGACCGTTGTGAACCTGTATCCGCAGGCATCGCACCTTTTCCTTCGCCAGACCGTGTTGTCCGGTCTTGGTCTTGAGTCAAATGTCCTGATCCTGCCGCCGCACTTTGGGCATTTCATAACCCCTCCCGTGATTCCGCTTCGATTTCCGCAACACTCTTCTTCGTGATTGTCCAGATCTGGTTGCCGCCTTTGTTGACGATCACATAGAAGAACTGCCTTGTGGTTCCCATCCGTTTCGCACACTCGCTGGCTGTTCCGTCCAGAATCATCAGCCTGTCATCCTCGTTTCTCCATACGGAATATCTTGTACGAGTGTTGTATGGCTTTACGCTCATTTCCGTTCCCCGTCCGTCATTCACTTCACCGACCTTCCCACAAAACAGGTCTGCCACACTCTGAACAGAATTTTGGCTTTCCATGCAACATAGAATTGCAGTTGCCACAAAAATGCTGAATCTGTGCGTTCGCTCCGTGTCTAACCTTGCTCTTTGGTTTAACCGCTTCCTGCTCTTTCAGCAGAGCAAGAGCATCGTCACAAAAATCAGCCAGCAATCCATGATTCATTTGCCGTAGGTTTAATCTTATTGTTTCCAGCCCTTTAATAACCTTCTCTCTGTCAGATTTCATCGTTCGCAATCCTCCTGATCTGTCTCATGTAGCAGAGAACTTTTAGCATTTGCATGAACTCCACGCAATCGATCTCCACCGTGCCAGTCCGATTTTCGTGC